GTCACTACTATCACGGCAGTTTCTGTCTGTCAAACACTTTTTTTCTTTTTTGTTGTCTTTTGTTAGCTCTGTTGAGTCGTAACTTAGAAACTTTCTTTGTAAAGTTAGTACCTTCCATATGATCCATTTCATGTTGGAATATCCTACACTCAAGACCAAATAAAGCAATCTCTTGTAACTCACCATTTTCATCTTCATAGGTTGCTTCTATACCATCAGGCCTGCGAACTTGTAACCAAAGACCAGGCCACGATAAACAACCCTCATCCATAAGAATAGTTTCATCAGATTCGGAAACTATCTTAGGATTAAAACAAGCCAGTATTTCTTTTTTCTTTATATCAGAGTACATTATAAATGCTCGTTCCATAACACCACACTGATTTGCAGATAAACCAATACCAGCAGACTTTTTCATAGTTTCTATGAGATTTTCTTTAAGTTCCTTTCTATCAAGATTATCACTACACCTAGTAAGTGGTATTGTAAGTAAAGGATTTGTATTTTCTAAAAATTTGTATGTTGACATCACGTTCTCCCATAAAATGTTGTTTCTACTTCGTTGTTATAAAAAAGATACCATGCACAGTTATCTTTGCCTGTCATGTTACCAAACCACTTGATTCGTCCCACACTGACTATCTTTGCACAGTTCTTTATATATGGTGCAGACTGTTTAGTATGAGCCCAGTCTGCATCAAACAATAACCATGTAGGACGTAGTTTTGTAAAGTGTTCAATCATAGGGTGAAGCAAAGACCTGTCCCAAGGTGGATTTGTGATAATATATCCAGACTCAAATACTTCGTTTTCACCCAATTCACTATAATCATTTTTTGCAATCCCTTGAAGTTGTGGTTCAATATCACTTGCCCACATACAAGTTCCACCAAAATATTCTAAATGGCGACATAGTTGACCGTCACCAGCACATGGCTCTGCAAATGCAAATCCTTGTGGTAAATGTTCTATAAGAGGTTCTACTGCAACAAATGGTGTAGGATAAAAGTCTCTTGGTTTTCTTTCAAAGTCTGATCGTTTACCCATTATTCTACCACATGACTAAAGTTTTTAATCTTATCAAATTTAATTGTACTTCTAAACTTATCTGCAAGTGCATCTTGTTTATGACTAATCACAAATACATTCTCATCACCTAACGTATTAAGAATCTTTAGAAACTCATCTGTACCAGTATTATCAAGTGAACTATCAAATATCTCATCTAATATTAAAAGATTAGTATTTGCAGAGTTTTTCATCTTTGCAACGGCTCTCCAAGTAAAAAGTAAAGCTAAATCAATACGCATCTTTTCACCTTCACTAAAAGATGTATAAGAAAACTCATCACGATAACGTGACTTAATTGTTTCCTCAAAGTTCTCATCCAAAGTAAAGTTAACATAAAACTCCATAGAAGTTAGATACGTATTGATTAGCTTATTCATAATAGGTAAATATTGTTTTATTATCTTTGTCTTAATACCTGTATCCTGTAACATATTCCTTGTTGCTTCATAATATGTTTTATCTTCTCGTAGATCACTTTTAACTTTTTCATATGCAGATAATTGATCTTCTAGTTTTTTAAGTTCTGTTTTATCTACTTCTTGTTTATCATTTTGTAAATGGTCTATCTCTGATTGTAGAGTACTGTTAAACTTTTCTAATTGTAAAATAGATTCATTATCTTTTGCAATCTGAACTTCATGCTCTCGTATACCTTCAGCAATCTCTACAATTTGTTTTTGTCTATCTTTATATTTCTTTAGTTCATCTTTTAATTGGCTAAGTCCATCAGATACTTTATCAGCTTCTGTCTTTTTCTGTTTAAGTATATCAGTCTTAAATAACTTACTGATATGTTGTTGACAGGTAGGACAATCTTCATTTGTTTCAAAAAAGTTTATTGTCTTAGAATGTGTTCTGTGTTTCTCATTAAGAGTAGACTGTATACTCTGTAGTTTTTGAAACTTAGATTTAACAGAATCAGAATCACTAATCTTTTTTAACAGAGCAATATTAGTATCTGATAAACCACCAACTTTTTCTTTTCGTTTATCTATCTCTTTTTCATTTTTACTAACAAGACTAGTTTTTTCTTCTATTATTTTTTCTTTATTCTGTATAACCTCTGCAAGATATTTCTTCTGCAGCTCTATTTTTTCTTCGTTTAAACTTATCTCATATTCAGTTTCTTTAATTTCATCAGTGTTATTTTTCAGTCTTTGTTTCAATATCATATTCATTGTAGAGAATATTTGTATATCAAGTATCTCTTCAACAACCTCACGGCGGTGTCTAGACTTTAGTTGCATAAAGGGTATAAACGTAGATGAACCTAAAATAACAACTTGAGTGAAACTACGATAGTTTAGTTTAAGGATTTGTTGTTCTAAATACTTTTGATAGTCTCTAACATTTGCATCTTGATTATACATCTTACCATTAACATAAATCTCAAATACATTTGGTTTGATTCCACGCACCACTTTTATTTTCTTTGATCCTATGTTAAACTCAACTTCAACCATAGCTCCTGTCATATTTACAGAATTTATTAGTTGAGTTTTATTGATACTACGAAATGGTTTACCAAATAAACCAAAACAAAGAGCATCCAGAACAGTAGATTTTCCTGCTCCGTTTTCTCCAATAACAAGAGTTGTTGAGTTTCTATCTAATTGAATTTCGGTAAAAGAATTACCTGTTGAAAGAAAATTCCTCCAACGTACATATTTAAAAGTTATCAAATTTCTAAGTCCTGAGCCTCATTATATAAACTCTTCATAGTAGTTTTGAGTCTATCTTTACTTAGAGTAATATCAAGTTCATCAATATACTTATCAAGTAGTGTTATAGTGTCTTCTGAGTTTTCTACAATATCATCTGATACATTACTAGCATCTAGTTCACTAAAATCTTCAATGATTTTAACTTCAAAAGAATCTGCTTTAAGTAATCTATCCGTAAATTTATCAAACTCATACAAGTCTTTTTTGTTTACAACAATCACCTTTACATAATGATCTTTATATTGTGTAACATTATGTTTACTATAATCGTTTTGCGAATCATCATAGTAAATCTTTTTAAAGATTGTGAATGGATTTACTATTCGTTCTAGTTCTTTTGTTGCTGTATCATAAATGTGAAATCCTTTTGGATCATCACAATCATTCCAATATATCTCATAAGGGGTTCCTAGATAAAATATTTGACCATCATCATTTTTATGGTGAAAGTGGCCACTAAATACAGTTTCAAATCTTTTGAAGTGTTCCTTTTCCCAACCACTGGTAGAAACCATACCTTGGCCTGTCATTGCAAAACCATCAACCTCTAAGTGTCCCATAAGTATATCTGATTTTGCATTTTGTAATGCATCTATAGATTCATTGTAATTGTTTGCATTTATCCAAGGCATCAGTAATATAGGAGTTTCATCAAATTCTACAACTTCTGGCCCAGTGTATACTTTAAATTTATTACTTACCAACTCTTCCATAGAATTAACTTCACTGGTATTCTTATAGTAAGTATCATGGTTTCCCACTATCAAATGCAAATCAACACCTAACTCTTCAAACGTATCTATAAATCTTTTTCTAAAATCAGTTGCAGTTTTATATGAAACATACTTGCGTCTATCCATAACATCACCCATATGAATACAGGTAGTTATTCCTCTTTCTATTAGTGTAGGGAAAAATAGATTTTCATAGAACTTGAAAAAATATTCATTAAAGTTTGCGTTATCGTTACGAGCACCAAAATGAGTGTCGGTAATTATAGCTATTTTCAATCTATGCCCCTTTCGGCAATTTTTTCAATATCATCTTCTTCCATAAAATTTTCTAAACCCTTCTTCTTAACGGCTTCTTTTTTCTTTGGTTTATACACATCTTCATCAGGAAGCATTATTGTAGGGTCAAAACCAATTACAGAATATCCAGTATCATCACCTTCCATAACAGTCCAAGACTCATAGTTTTTAGTTTCTATCATTTTATTCTTAACATGAGTTTGTTTCTTTTCTCTTTGTATTCTTCGTAGAAAAGCATAATAAATAATTTGTGTAAAGTATGCAAATGGATTACTAGATTTCTCTGGATTAAAGTTTTTTACATATTGTAAACAGTTTTCAATACCATCAGATACCATCTCTTCTCTATATGTATAGTTTATAAAGTTAGGTCTGTATGCTAGATGATTCGCAATCTTTAAAAAACACTCACCAATATAATCAGTAACAGGTGGTATGTGTTCCTCATCTGGCCAAGTTTCTCTCCAATCAATCATTGCTTGAAGAAATTTCTTATTATCTACGTAATGTGGTTTCTTTGCTTTTTTTACCATAATAGCTCCTTAGATATACTATTATATAATATATACCATAGAAGTATATTTGTCAATGTACTTATTATATTATATTTTTTGCAAAAGGGGATTGACAGAAGGCCTTATTCTCTATATACTCAACTATGTTGAGGTTTAATGAATAGATTTACTTACTGTTTCTATTTCATCTAATAGTTCTTCATATACATCTTCATTAGATATTTCTTCTAAAGTTTCTTTGTTGTTCTGTTTCCAATCTGCAATTTTTAATAAAATATATTCATAATACCTTGATAGTCCAGGCGATGCGACAGCTGTTGTTACGATAGTTGATTTTGATAAAGTAAAATAATTTTGTTCTGTGTATGGTTGTATCCATCTACTTAAATTAAGAGAATCATGTTCTCCATTTTCTGTCATTTCGGGATAGACTGACATTAACAACGGATTTTCTATTTCAATATCAGATTCATTTTCTGAAGTTAAAGTAGCTACAATATCTTCCCCGTTAGATAATTTAATAACTTTATAAGTTACATCATTCATTTTAATTTTACCTTACTAATATCGTAATCAAATTGTTCTTCGTTATAGATATTTAGTCTTTCTGTAAAATGGTTAAGAGTAAAGTTCCTTCTTTCATTATAACTAATATCATCTGCAATGTCATATATCAAAACGGAATCTTTACTTGATGATGTACGCAAACCTCTCCCGATTGATTGCAAGACTCTAATCTTTGATTTACTTGGACTTGCGAGCACGATGTTATGAATGTTCCTAATATTAATACCAGTAGAAAAAGTACCATAGGATGCAATAGTAGTAGAATTGGTGTGTTTTTCAACCAATCCACGAATAGCTTCCCTTTCACTCGTATCAACGCCCCCATATACAAAATAAATGTTATCATTTTTATTCCCCTTTGATTTGTCATATAAAAGTTTTCCATGTTTTTCTACAAATTGAAAGAGACATAAAGTATTACCCCTAAGATGCCGTAATAGATTAAGTAAGAAATCATTTCGTTTTTCGTTAGTGACAAGATATTCCATTTCTTCAGCATAGCTCATTTTTTCTCTTATGTTTGGGTGTTTCAATATAATACATTTTATTTTTAGTTTTGCAAGTGTATTTTTATCTATAAGTTCTTTTGTAGTGACAACTTTTTCAACTGCACCAAATAGACCCTCTAGTACTAATTGATGCGTCTGTGTACCATCTAAAGTCCCTGTAAGACCGAATCTATACTTACAATGGTGCATCTTAGTCATTATACCAGTAAGTGATTTTGCTTTAAACATATGGGCTTCGTCACCGATTACACACCCAAATTGATCAAAATATTTTCTTGGCATCTTATATAGAGATTGCCACGTAGATATAACTACATCCTTTTCTACCTTTGTTGTATAACCCTGATAAACTTTTTGACAGTATGTCCCAGAACTCCAACCATAATCTTCAAAGTCTGTATACATCTGTTCTACTAAAGAAGTAGTAGGAACAAGTATTAATGTCTTTAGTTCCTTCATCTGGTAATAACGAACCAGAGAATATATTATAAGCGACTTACCACTAGCAGTAGGAGAAACAAGAAGAGCCCTATCTCTGGCAAGTGCATGAGCGACAGCCGAAATCTGATAGTCTCTAATTTTGAGGGACTTTCCTTGTGATTTTGGTTTGAGGGATTTGATAAAACCTCTAGTGCTCTTATCATCCAGATGTTTGTCATTTTCTACTCCTTCTTCTATTATATATGGGATTGCATTACTAGCACAAAATTTCTTGATATAAGGTAATAGTCCTAAATATATTTCTCCTGTTGCTGGAGAAAACAATCGTATCTTACCATCCCACATACGATTTTTAAATTGAGGCATAAACTTTGCGCCAGGAACTTCAAAGGTAAAAAACTCTGAAATTTCTTGACGTTCCGAATCTGTTAGCTCACTGAGAATTATATATACTTCATTCTTTTTTGATATGTGCATCACGGAGGCCCTAACACCCAACCCACGATAGATTTTCTAACACCAGATTTTACTGGTCTTACTCTGTGCCACATATGAGAGGGAAATATTACAGTGTTGTGTTTTTTGGCCAAGTCAAACGTATCATATCGTTTCTTTTCAAATGGGTTTCTTGTTTCAATGTCAAATTCACCACCCTCAAAATCTTGATTCAGAAGAGTGGAAAAAGATACTTTTCTAACCAATCCGTTAGGATATGGATTGTCAAGAATATCTCTATGCCAACCGTATTCATCACCAACACCATACTCAGAATATTGTAATGGTTCTATATCAGTCAATTGAATCGTTGTTGACTCATTAATAATATTGAAGAGTTCTTTACAGGTTTCATCATCTTTAATAAAAAATACTTTTGAGTTCCTTTTTACATTACCACTTTTTTCAATGATAACACCATCTTCTAGTGTATCAGGAACAGAAAAACTTTTATCAATGTTGATATAATTAATCATATTACATCATACCAGCTTCAAATTTCTTCCAATTAATAGCATGACTTACATCCCATCCACGATTATCTATTGACTTAATTATACCTTCAATAAATTTTATAACAGTTTCTAGATAACTAATCTTTGCACCTAGTTCTATTACGTCATCATCAGAGTTTATATACATTGCAAGATCAGTTTTGAGAACTTTAAAGTCAAAAGGTTTTGATGCATATACTTTTGCATCTGCTTTTCCACCATAGTATTCCCACTTGGCTCTATAAAGTTTTTGATAGTCACCTTTATTTTTGACAAGTAAAAGTTCAAAGCGAGATTTATAATCTAACCATTTTGATTTTATTTCTTGGTTGCGAAAGGACTCCTGATCTAAATGTTCTTGATCAGTGATAGGTAGGTCTTTGTATGCTTCTTTCTTCAATTCTTCTAAATTCATAATATACCTTTATAAAAAAACGAGCAGAGAATGATAATCTTCTCTATTATATATTGACCCTGATGAGGCTTGCCGAGTTGTCACCAGTGATTAAGTCTAAGAATTTGATTTTGTTAAAGTATATCAAATTCTCTGCTCAGTAATATATAGTCTTTTTAAATTATACAATAGGCTCAATTTCATAAATTTGATATGCAAAATCAACAGTTGCTGTTAAATACTCAACATCAGTTGCTTGTTGATTATAATCTAATGCACTCATTGCAATAGGATATAAATCCCTAAAAAATACATTGACTATAGGATTATTCTTGTTTGATAATACAGTAAGTGTTGCATCAGAAAATAATGCATTAACACTAGTTGCTTTAGACACCTCTCCTATTTCACCATTACTTCCTAGTCTTGCTGATGGTGTATTAGAAGTATTAGACCTAAATTCACTAAACTGTGTTCTATTTTTAGGAAAACCAATTGCAGTCATCCACTCATGAATACTTAAAAAATTTTCTAGATATTCATCAACTATGTAAGTTATTGATAGATTGTCAAATGTAAGTTGATCACCCATCATAGGAATAGATTTAAAGGGTGTAGGAATTACAACATCTGATAATGCAATAGCAGGAATAGTGGCTGCAGTTGAAAAGAACTGCACCTTTGGTAACTGGTGGATTCCAAAACTAAACTGAGTTGGACTTGCGTAATCTAATTTATCTGGTTGTCTGGTTACTGATGTCATAATACTATTTATAACAAAAAAAAGGGGGAGCAAAGAGCTCCCCCAAGTTTGTAGTCAAGTTTCTTATATTACATAAGGTTATTAACTGTAACACGCCTGTAGTAGGAGTTCGTGTTTGCATCAAGAGATGCATCAGAGTTAAGACCAGAAGCAGGGAAACCGTCTGCAGCCGCACCAGCAGCAGCAAATGGGTTTGCAGCCATTCCGTAACGTGTCTTAAAACCGATTTTTGGTTGAAATGTGTTTTCACCAACTGCACGAACCATTTGTAATGGAACATATGGGCAGTAGAAGAAACCAGCATCATAAGGTGAAGTACCTTTATATCCAGCAACATAGTACTGATTAGCAG